CGAAGAACACCTTCTCAATGAAGTCTGCTTCCTCCTGAGAGATCGGCGCGGGAGTCTTGTTAGTTTTTTCTTCCTGATCCCCGCCGCTCTTAGGAATGATCATATTCCGATCTTCGCTCATTCTTTGTTTCCCCCCTGTTTGTTTTCTTTCCCCCTTGTAGTAAAAAGAGTGAGCGCAAGCAGGGGGAAGGGTACTTACGCTCACGACAGATAGTTACTGTCATACACTATGATAAGGTGATGAAGTCCAACAATAACCGATAAAGTGAAAAGAAAAGACCCTCCGTAGAGGGTCTTCGTTATTAGCAGATGTCTACCGTGTTCGTGTTGATGACTTCGTAGCGCTTGATCGTGCCGAGCTTGCCGTCCGGCCGTTCCGGATCGATGACCGTCAGCGTAATGCTGTTCGTCGAAGCTTGCTGACGAGCGGCGTCCAGCGTGAAGTTAGACTTCACGCGGCAAGCATACAGTTCCGTTTGGAATCCTTGCAGGGAACCGTCTTTTTGCTCGAACAGACCATCGTGGACAACAGAGACAGTCAACGGGAAGTCCCGTGTCGAGATGTCCAGCACGTCAACGACTTCGGTGCGCTTGTAGTTCACGTACACGTCCGTACCTTCCATGTGCGGGTTGAACGTAACAACACCTTCATCAGTGATCGTGTATTCGTGCTCGCCCGGATTGTTGGCTACCCGTTTCAGGAGCTTGTTATCTTTCAGGGTACGGATGGAAACGTGCTTCACCTTGCCGTTCGTGCCGCCCTCATCGAACAGCGTAGCTCCGAAGCCGAGAGTGATCTGACCGTTCTTAACCGTGTGCCGTTCTTCAAGAACCCACACATAGCCATCCGGGTCAGCCGTCGAAGCAACAGCGTAGGCAACGAACACAGTGTCCCCGTCGTCAGCGCCCGACACAACCGTCAGCGTATTTGCACCAACATTGTGCGTAACCGTAACGAGCGTGCCCGATGCATTGCCCTTACGGACAGTAGGAGCCGGGGAAGCTATGGATTGCTGGCTCAAGACGATAGTACCGCCGCTGACCGTAGTCGTCTCGTAAACCATCTTGTACGTTGCGCCGGAGACGCCTTCGCGCATTTTCGAGCCAAGAACAAGACGGAGCATGTTCAGGTCGAACTTAGCGTCTTCCGCCGTAATGTCGATGGTCTTCTTCCGCAGGAGCGTGTCCAGCGGAACCGAAGTGTCTCCGCCCTCGATGTCCTGCATGTCTAGTTGAATGTCGAGACGCATATTCGTCATCGTACCAAGGGTGATAAGTTCGTCACAGCCCGGAATCTTCGCCATGAACTTACCAGCACCCTTGATAATCATTTTCTTATTCTTGTTGCTGGCGTGCGACATTTAAGTCACCCCTCTAATCCAATAGTGAATAGAATTTGCGTGAAGAACTTAAAGGTGTCTTCTTGGTCGGTTTCGACCTCACCCATAGTGACAAATTCGCTCTTTAACGAATTGACGCACTTCAAGCCGATGTATTGGTTATCGAAGATTTCGTTAATCCTATCGGCGATGTTGATTGCTGTTTCTTCGTCCCCACTGATGACGTAGATGTCGAAGTCGAACGCGACCATGTATTCCAAGTGGTTCTCACCACGGACGCCGGGATTAGCATAGAAGGAAATGATCGGTAGGTTCGGCTTTACAAGCTCCGTGGGCCGTCGTTTCTTCTGAATGCGCCGCGCGTATTCCTCCAGCGTCGTGGAGTCATTGAAACCCATGAGTTCACGAATCACGGCGTCTTCACGAAGAACGGTATGGATGTAAGCGTACAGGTCTGATATTCGTAGCACCGCATCACATCCTTACCCTTATGTCTCGTAACTTAATATAAGCAGTGATTGGCACGTTTTTAACGGCTTGCAGAATTAGTCTATCCAAGTTACGTGTGCCCGTCTTTAGAGCGTTCCTAAACCAAAAGTGAGCGCGTACAGGGTGTCCGAAGATGTTCTTCCGAGGAATCTTTTTCTTGACTCCTACCTTGACTGACCCCTTATGCACGTTGCCGCCCAAGTCCGTCCATTCCCTATCACGGTAGTAGATTGGCGCTCTAAACTGAGCGGGACGTTGTGGGTTCCACCCATACCCTCCCGGACTCCATCCAACCGGAGGTCGCATGTTGCTTCCCGTGCCGTACTCATAGTAGAGCGCACGGAAAGACTGGTTAGGTGTCGAGTTATCCATGTAGAGACGAGACACAAACCTTGAGGTAGCCTCTTTGTTCGTAAATTTCAAGGCGGCGGGGAACGATGTCACGTACTTAGCGTCTACTTTCCGCACCTTGAGTTGTGCGAGGTTTACCAAGGCGGCCTTGTAGACTTCTCCCGTCACAACACCAAGAGCCTCACGGATGCTCCGCTTCAACGCTTGTTCGTAGCCGTTGCGATCAAATTTGATAAAGTCCGCCATGAAATCACTTCCTCACGTCACTGCAAACTTCCAATACCAACATCTTCGGGAAGGTGTCATAGTCCGTAGCAGTGACTTTGAAGGTTTTTTCCTGACCTTGGATTACGAGCGCTACCTGATCGGTTTCCTTAACAGACAAGGCCGTCGTATAGACGCGGTATTCGGTATCAGGGTGGATACCTGCCTCTATCTGACGAAGATCACTTGTGACCTTCTCTACAAAGCAAGGGACGCCCTGAACCTTGACCACCAGTTCGTTCTTCAAGTTGCCCCGCGCGTCTGCTACTTTCTCCAAGCTCTTGATCGTCAGTAGGTGATTGCATTTCAGAAGGTTGCAGACGACAGATAGGGTTGTATTCTTGAACGGCTCGAAGTGCGTCCCGCTGACGACATAGTTTTCGTCCTGCGAGTGGTTTCGTACAAAATCACCGCTATCTATGTCAACATCGGGAAGAAAGATGCCTTCCTTGAAACTCTCCAACTGCTTCATGTTAGTGACGCCCTTGTTCATTCTCCCGATGAGTGCTTTAGTGTCGTATGACGTGGGGATTCCGTTGACGTATCTCGTTACCGTTACGTCATTCCCTTGTCTCCTAATAATGCGGGCCTTATGATTCCTCATACTGCTTCGTCACCGCCCTTTTAGATGGTGCGATGGCGAACACTTTGGAGTCTCCACCCACGCCAAATCCTTCAAGCAAGTCCATAGCCCTAGACATCAAAGACTCAGCCAACTCGGTGTAATCCACGGCCTTGCGTTTCCATGTCACGTCAATGGTCTTGACTTCGATGTCTACCCGGCTTGCCATAGACGGGCACAGCATGGAAGCGATGATATAGATGGTGGCAAGGCGAACCTTGGCCTTGTCTGCGTCAGACAGTTCATGGTAGTTTGGAACGAGGCCGAGGACTTGGAACTCTGCCACATCGAGAATAGTAGGATCGTCTATATCTTCGTTTGGCAAAATGTCCTCATCGACCCCGCCAAGCAACCGCCTGACAGAATCGTAGAACGCTGTGTCTTGGTCAGGGTCAATGATTAGAGCCACGACGACAACCTCCCTTACAGAATCTCAAGAATCTGCACGACAGGTTGGCTTGCGGAAGTGAAGCAGACCTTATCGACACCTTCAAGCTCTACGACTTGGCCGAACGTCAGACGATTGGACTTTCCTACGACAGCGAGATCGTCGGTAGCATAGTAGATGTCACCGTAGCCGAGGTTTTCGATTACAACCTTTGCCTTACGATGATTGACGTTGTAGATGTAGTCGCTGTGGATACCAAGCTGATGAGAAGTTTCCCGGACAATCTTGCCCGAATTCCGTTCCTCGGCCTTCGGTTGTTCCTCTACTTTCTTCTCAGGCTCCTCCTTCTCCACAACCTCCGCAGAACCGTAGTCCTTCTTCATCTTCGCAAGCAGTCCTTCCAGTTCAGCTACTTTCATGTTCTTGATCTCGGACTCACTGGCCCCGATAGCCACAAGCTCCGCGATCAACTCTTTCTTGGAAGCCATTGACCTTTTCCCCCTTTGAGGATATAATAAGTGAAAAAGGTGGGAGGGATTTCCTCCCTAGCCCACCTTCGATGTTTACCGATTAGCCCGACAGAGGCTTCACGATGTCCGACAGGACGACCGCCGAGACTTTGGAGACTACCTTCTGAGCGAACCATTCTTCCGTCTCAATCCACAGAGTCTTCGACGCTTCATCGTAATATTCGCGCGTCTTTTGCGCGCCGACCACGTTAGCCGCAGGGTTCGTCCATTGGAACGTGTATGCGGCGGCAGGAACGTCGCGTCCCGGACTTGGCGGCAGATACATCAGAACAGCATTGTTGCCCCAAATGTAATTTGTGAATCCGCCCTCGCCCACACGACGTTGAGCCGAAGTAGCCTTCCGAGCGTTCGCCACGATCAGGTTGTCCACTTGAAGCAGGTCTTTGATCGCTTCGTCAGAGACAAATTCAGGCGACAGCCACTCATTGAACCTAGTCTTGAATTTCGGGTGCATCTTCAAGATGTTGTAGACAGGCTTCGACACGACCAGCGTATTCAGGTTCGGAGCACCAAGACGCTCGGCCTTCTCACGCAATTCAAAGATGTCGCGAATCGGGTTGGAGTTCTCGAAGTCGCTCCAACGAACGATGTCGATACCGGGGTCGCCCATGTCGCCGATGTTTACCCGCAGGTCAGGATGGAAGTTCAGCGGGTTAGTCAGCAGTTCAGCCGACTTGATCTCCTTGTTCAGCAGGAGCTTCGCTTTGACTTGCTTCGCCGCCATCTCCTTGAGGTTGAAGATACGGTCTTGGTCGGCGTTTGCGATTTCTTCGTCGTACAGGGCGTAGCGCTTTGCGTACCCTTCGCAGTAGTACGCATCGTCGCTCCAACCAGTACGCATTTCGCTTGCGACCGTACCCGGAGCGCGACGAATGTCGTCATCGGCGATCATATGGTCTTGATAGTCAAAGACCATATAGCGGTCGGATTGCTTGTCAACTTCGATGACCGGAATAACCCGCTCGCCAATGTACTGACCGTTGTCCTGATAAGCGACAGAGATATTGGTCAGATACTGGTCGTAGTGGGTATTCTTAATGTGATGTTGTGGATACGTAGCCATCTACCCTAGACCTCCCCTTATTCGACCTTGTAGACCTTCGGGCGAATCAGAACTTGAACGTTCTGCCCGGCTACAGCGTTGTTTTGAGCCTCACCGAGTACATACGCAGTCGTACCCGAAGACAGGTTAGCGGCGCGTTTCGCTTTGCCGCCAGCGGCCACGATCACATCGTCGCCGAACGAAATAGCTTCTGCGGCAACAATCTCTGCAATCCGGTCAAGCTGGACAGCAACCGTACTGCCGTCGCGGTCTTCGTATTGATACGTCACGACGCCCACGCATGGGAGATTGTCTTGCTCAGGAACCTCGACCTCGCGGTTCGAGCCTTCAACGTACTTGACGGCTTGGTCAACGCCGACGGTCTTGTACGTTCCGTTAGCGCGGAACGTGAACGGGCGTTGGAAACCAGTAACATTACCCGCCATTGTTTGTCATCCTCCTTTATTGTGCTACCTTGGCTTCGAGTTCAGCCAGCGCTTGCTTCGTCAGTTGTTCGAGGTCGCCGCCCTCTTTCTTGAAGCGAATCATAGCGATTCGAGCGGCCTCTTGGCGCAGTTCTTCCTTGCTCAAAGCAACCGGAGCTTCGTCCTTCTTGGCTTCGACTTGTGCTTCCGTGACCTGAGCCGCCGCCTCTTGCACAGCGCCGGAGAACTCTGCCTTCATAGCGGCCAGTTCTTCCTTGATTTCATCCACGCTCAGAGTGCGAAGATACTTTTCATAGCGCTCTGCATTAAAGGCGTTTCCGCGAGCCGCGATACCGGCCTTCACCGTGTCTTGAATCAAGTCTTCGGTAAACTGGTCAGCAAGTTGAGCCTTAGCCGACAGAACTTCAATTTGTTTACTAGCTTCTGCCAGTTGACCTTCGAGTTCAGTAACACGAGCAAGTGCCGCTTGCAGTTCTGCTTCCTTAGCAGACAGAGCCGCTTCATGTTCACTCTTTGCGATTACATCGACAACAGGCTCTTGATAAGCCGTTTGAACCGCAGGAGTGTTTTCAGCAGTAGCATTTACTTGGCTCATTCCTTCACGCCCTTTCTTAAACTTCATAAAGTCTCTACGCTCAGGAGTAGTCGTAAAGAGTTGCAGATTACCTTTCGACAGGAAGCAGATGATTTCTGCACCCATCGGCAGATTCTTAATGTCGTCTACATTATAGAGTTCCATATCTCCAAATTTAACAGGAGTTTGTAACTCTGTATTAGTAGAGACGCTCAATTGTTGAGAATCTTCGTCATTCTTATAAGTCTTTTGAATCAACGCTCTATTTACCGCCCCGGCGTAAACAAGGCTATTTTCAATGCCTTCGCCATCATCGACGATGATGTCACAGCGTACTTGCTCACCGTCAACTTCATACGTTAGACCGGGTATATGTTCACATTTCTCGTAATCTCTTATGCTGTTTTTGCAAATAGAGCATTTCGGGTTAGGAATAGTAAAGCCGATAGAAGTGTCAAATACGTGTCCTACCTCGATGTGGTCTGCGATCTGTTGGCTGGTCATGCCGATCTCGGTTGCGAGTTCACGTCGCTCCCCGTCTTCGCCAACCATGTGTGTAACGATGTAGTGGTCAATGTAGAGCGTCTTCACGCTCTCTCCGTTAACTTCGTCTGCTTGGATTTCAGCATCAAACGTTCGACCGAACGGAAGCCTACTGCTGTCGTGTGAAGCTAGAAGGCCGACACCTTTTTGATAATCCCTTTTAAGTTTCTGTAACATCTTCTCGGTCAGATTGAGGCTATATTCGCCGAACCAGCCCCACCTAGGAATAGGTAGAGTGTCAGCAGACAAGCTACGGAAAACGTAAACTTGATCTTCCTTTAGCTCCGTGTGAGAAAGTTTGTTAATCTTCCTCAACTGTGCCGGAGTTGGACGTGGCATGTACGCACCCCCTAGCGCAAATTATCCTATCTTCTCGCATTATAAGAGCGTGTGTAAGACATCTTAACAAAGATGGTGTACATCACGTATTGGAAGTGCTGTCAGATGACTGAGGGTCTTGCGGCTGTCGCTCGTCCGGAGCGCCCTTCGGGTCTACCTTACGAACACCAAGCATCTCTCTATCCGGCTCCCCGACAGCCTTATGTCCTGTGATTTCCTCCGCCGCCTCGTCCTGCGTAATCCATCCGTTGTCACGTTTACGTTGAGCATTTTGGATTGCAATTTGCTCGAAATTGACTTTTTCGAGTTCAGTGCGGATTTCCGTGTCTTTGAATTTGAAGAACACATACCCCTGCATACCATGGATATTCAGGTACTTCGTAAGCGCTCTCGACAGTACGGACTCTATAAGACGTTGGATGCGCTGGACAGACTTCATGAAGATTTTGATTTCCATCTTCGCATACTGCTCGGTCTGTCCAGTGCTTCGCCGCCCCATGAGTGTGGAGAACTGCTTCAAAGCGTTGTTCATCATCGCGTCAATAACGGCCATGATCTTTTGAGGGTCAACCATAGCCTTGGACGCTTCCACCATGTCAACCTCGACAGAATCGAAGTGGACGAACGCGGCGTCGGGGTCGAGCTTCGAGTACATATCAATAATCATTTGTAGTTGTTGGTTCAGCCACTCTTGTTTCTTCTGCTCGTTGTTTCGGATACTTATGGGCATTCTCTTGAGCAAAACTTCCTCGATGATCTTGATGTCGTACTTTCCATACCCCTGATTGTGGATGATCGCCTTCAAGTCTTCCAACACCTGCAAATGGAAGGCAATCGTCTGAATGACCGAAAGGAACGGAGAGGTTCCATAAGGGTCAGTTGCCGTTTCGTCAAGACCTTCGTAAAAGAACGTCGGAATGTCGAGCTTGATCTTACCGGTAGAGGCGTTCTGATACGGAATCAAACGACCCTTTTGACGCTCGAACACGATAGTATCCGGGTCTACAGCCGTAAAGTACAGAACGTCTTCAAAACTTCTGTCCATGACCATCTCGATGGCCGTGGCCCCGCGAATCAGCGCGTGTTCGATCAACTCATCAGCGAGCTTGTCGATGCTTCTCGTCTTCTCGAACCCCTCGCTAGAGTAGTAATCCAACCGAAGAAGAAAATCGTCGATCAGCTTTTGGCCGGACTTGTGTTCCGTCTTCCCGTCCAGTAGAGTGACCTTTACGCGATATCCCGAGTTCCCGATAATCTTGAAGTTCCAAACCGCCTGAGATACGTCAGGGTGATTGTTCTTCAAAATCTCAAGGATTTTCTTCGGAGGATATCGCTTCAGGGTCTGATCTGTGATTCTCATATATTTGGTCGGGTTGAGTACAAACCCTTCCCCGCCGTCATCCGTTTTGCGGCTCCCGCCGAAGTTCTCAGGAGGAACGGTTCGTTCATTTCGCGCAAGCGCTTCGACTTCTCGTACCGGTCGGTCATCGGAAACGCTGAATGCGAAAGACAAAATCCTATTGAGGATTCCCACAATATCACCGTCCTTTTCAAGCTAAATCTCAGTATAGTGAGGAAACCTCCTGCATTAACTACAGGAGGTCGGCACACAACTGAGCGATCTCAGACCGCTCTCCTTTTTCCAAGTGGATGTGTCCAACACGCTTCTGCCCTTTCAGCTTCTCGACGGCGTATGTCAGACCGCTACTGTACTGATCGAGGAACGGGTGGTCGATCTGTGCCGGGTCGCCCACCAGCACGATCTTCGATCCTTCACCCAACCGCGTGAGGATGGTCTTAACCTCGTGTCTATTGAGGTTCTGTGCCTCGTCGATAATGATGAACTGGTTCGGAATCGACCGTCCCCTGATGTAGGTCAGGGCCTCGACCTGCAACTCCCTTGACATGCCCGCGAGGATTCCTTCAAGGTCGTCGTCCTTTTTCGTGTCAAACAGTTGCTCCAAGTTATCGTAGATCGGTTGCATCCACGGACGGAGTTTGTCTTCAATTTCGCCCGGCAGGTATCCGATGTCCTTACCCATCGGTACGACAGGACGGGCAACGAGAATCTTGCGGTAAAGTCTGTCGTCAAGTGTTTGTTGAAGGGCGGCGGCTAGGGCCAGCAGGGTCTTACCGGTTCCGGCCTTTCCTGTGATCGTCACAAGATGAATTTCCGGGTCAAGTAGAAGATCGAGCGCCATCTTCTGCTCCACATTGAGGGCTGTCAATCCCCAAACCGGGTCACCGGTGTAATGGTAAAGAGGTTTCATCTTCCCGCCACGAACACGACCTAAAGCACTTTGACTTCCGTTGCGGAGGATAATAAACTCGTTCTCGTTGGAGCCGTCGATATGCACTTCCTTATCTCGGTAAAAGCTGTTGATGAGTTCCGGGTCGGCGTCCTCATGTACTACGTAACCCTTATGCATGTCGTCTGTAGAAGTGATCACTTTGTCGAACTGATAGTCCTCCGCTCTCAGGCCGACAATATCGGCCTTTACACGCACGTTAGCGTCGAGGGATACTACTACCACCTCCGCCCCGATATCGCCCGCGAGGCGGGCGCTCAGGTCGTGTGCGGTGGCAAGCAGGGCGTTGTCACCAGTTTTCGATAGAAACATATCGTAAACCTTCGATTCGTTAGGGGTAAGCTCAAAGTAAAGTATACTCCCATTCCGAAGAACTACGCCTTGACGAAGGTTACCGAGCTTCCTAAGCTTGTCAATCTCACGGCTAAAGGCGCGAGCGTTAAAGCCAAGACCGTCAGACAACTTTTTCTTAGAGTCAATTTCCTCCAATACACAGGAAGGTATGACGACAATATTGTCGTCGAACGAGTAGATTGCTGTGTAGTCCCGTAGAAGTACGTTGGTGTCTAGGACGTAGAATTTCTTCATAGCTACTCCCCTGTCTCGGCGTCCCCGCCGTTGTGCGTACATCCTCAATATAAGAACAACAAGGAGAGAAATCACCTTAATCCCGAAACCGCCCGCGAAGCGTAGCTTTCTCTACTTCAATCTTTTTAACAACTCTTTCTATAATTCCTTTGTAACTCTTACCATTCAGCATTTTTACAATTCTAAATTCGTTGACCTGTTTTACCATTCTGTAAAACAGAAAGGTAGGAGTTACAATTCTGATTTTTGTAGAATCTGCTTTTAATAATATCGCAACCTTTCTACATCACGGTACGATGTTTAGGGCGAAAGGAGATGATGAATTATGAGAAGAAGGTACGACTTGGGAGTGACCCTGCACTTTGGCAACCACCCTGTCAGGGTGGGCGTACTCAATGACGAGGTTGTGTTTGCACTAAATGACCTCCTGAGCATAACCACTAAAAGAAGCAAGCCGAATGTCACTTTCGCTACGAGTAAAGTTCCAGACGACCTTATTTACCGTGCTACGGCGGTTGACGCCGGTAACGGTCTTGTGACTGCTGTTACAAAGATCGGTGCGACCATAGCTATTTGCAGACAAAGCAAGGCCGATATGGACAAGGTTGTGAGCCTCATCAAATGGATGGACACGGTGGACAAAGAAAAAATAAAGGGTGCGTAAAGCACCCTTTTTATTTTCCTCGTACTGCCCCGGCTATGGCTGGCATGGCCCAATTCTTGATTTCCTCCGGGTCATCGTTCGAGCACAAGTACACGGCGGCTGTACGGGCGTCGCAGGTGTCCTTCGAGCGCCCGCGCTCGTGGTCGATCTTGTTGCCGTTCACAAGCAGGATGTGCTTCATGTCGTCGTTGGCCTTTTCGTCGTCGATAAGCTCCAAGTGACCGGTGTACGCAAGGTTCTTGAAGTTGGTGTAGATTGCAAGTTGGAACGGGTTGGAGAACACCTTGTCCTCTGCCTCTACGCCAAGTTCCATCAGCTTCTGCACCATTGCCCCGGAGTTAAATTTGTCCATGAGGGCGGACTTGACGTAAACGCGCTCACAGATTGCTTCCACAATGTCAATGACGTTCTGCACGTTTACAGGAAGCTTGTATTTCGTGTCCGGCTTCCATTCGATCAGAAGGTCTTCCACGGGCTTGTTTCGGGCTTTCTCGACAACATCCCCACCCTCTACGACTTCCTCGTAGAAGGTTTCCGCATGAAACAGGCTCAGGGTGTAACTGTCACTCTCGATACCGCCGTCAAGACCCATGTAGTAGGTCTTGGACATATCGAGTTCCAGCGTGTCCTTGAATAGCTGGACATCATACCCGACGAAGTGACGTTCTTCGCCGTTTTCCAGTACGTTGGTAATAGTGATTTCTTCAAGCACACACGGATTTTTCTTGCCTGCTTTAACGCAGTCATCAATACGTTCAGGGTACTGGAAGAATCCGCCTTTTTGTGCAGGAGGAATGCACTCAAAACGAGTTCTCGCGCCTTCCGGGTCTTTCTGATAGTCCATTTCAAGGTCTTCACGTTTGATGTTGGGGTTTACTTCCCACGATTTACCGATGAATGAAATGACTTCTGGATATTCGTCGGATTGTCCTTGATTGTACTTGTATACAATGAAATCTTCACCTGATCTTGGGTAGCTGATAAACAGCAATAATGCACGTTTACCGAAACGTGAGATGGCGGAAGAACGTAGCGTGTCATAACAAAACTCTGCTAAATTCCATTCAAAATCGCCAACTTCATCGAAAATAGCAACGAGCGGGTTAAATCCTTCAAAACTACCTGCTTCTGAGTGACCGGAGAATGCACGAATATTGTTGTAGAATATGATCGTGTCTTTCTTTTCTTGATATTCATTATAAGCGGTAGGTGGACGGTCAACCTTCTTAAACCATTTACATGAGGCCAATCTCGCTTTTAACTTCGTAAAGAAAACGTTTTCAGCTTGCTTCGCATTTTTAGCGAGGTTGATAATGTCAATGGGCTCTCCCTTACCGAACCCAAAATATCCTTGTGGGTCGTTCATACAATTAAGACGGTAAGGTACGTAAGCGGCTATTCCAGATACCAAGAAATCCTTACCACTACCTTTTCCGAACATAGCCGCTACTTCTGTAACCGTTTTCAATTTATGGCCTTCTGGAAGATTGTCTTTATCTAATATCTGCTCTACTATCTCTAATAACTCGGTTTGTTTACCGGGGAACGGCTTTTCGCCGAGCATTTGCGTGAAGAACTCAACAAGGCTGAGGGGCTGTTCGCGCCAAAGTCCGCGCGAGTTGTTCTCCGACTCGCCATGTTGATAACGTCATCGAACAGACTACTTAGTAGGTCGTTCATGCAATCACCCTCAGATAAATCCCAAGTCTTTCAGCAGGTTTTTAATTCCGATGTCAGAATTGATGTCTTTAACCTGCTCTATGGTGTAACCAGCCGCCCTGAGTTCGGATTCATATACCCCGATGTCTACGCCGAAGGTATTCCCGACAAGACTCGTTTCGTAGAACGGGTCTTCATTGCCTATCTCACCATCTACAGGAATGTCGCCGTTTTCTTCTAGGTAGCACATCCTACACATCGGAACATACTCTCCGAGATCGCCAACCTTTACGTCATCGTACTTCTTATCGACCCCGATGTACGCGCTCACACGGGCGGGTGCGCCGCATTTGTGACACCGGGTCTTCAACTTCTTCACTTCATCGGCGCGGGCCAAGATGTGGCCCATCAGTCCGAAAGTCTTGAACTCAGATGTAACGTCAAGACCGAAGACGTAGACATCAATCCCGGAGATCAACATTCCTTCTATAGTTTCGAGGGTATGATCGTCGTCGAAGAATTGAATCTCGTCGATGAGGATAGCGTCGTACATCTTTTCGGTTTCATATATGATTGTGTCGGCCAACGAGCTAATAGTCACAGCAGGAACAGAGTCTCCATTACGTGAGACGATCTTGTCCTCGTGCCCGCCTCGCGTTACGTCGTTGGTATGTTTGAAAGCGATTACACGCTTTCCTTCGTCGATCAGTTTATGGTAAAGGGAGCAGAGTTTCTTGGACTTACCTGCTCCCATCGTTCCGACGTATGCGTACAGCTTTCCTGCCTCCATCATTTCAGACCTCCTTGTAGAAGCTCGTTTACCATCAGCGAGTTTTCTCGCTTGCCTTTCATCTTTTGGATGAAGGCTTGAAGCGCCTCTGGCGAAACCTCTTTTAGAGTCTTGACCACTTCAAGCAAGAACTCTCGGACGACTTCCATTTGGTATATCTCCTTGTGGATACCCTCGATCTGTTTCAACGTTTCCCGAAGCTCGGAGTTTAGCGCCTTGTAGTCAGAGGGCTTCATGAGCTTGCCTTCCATCAGGCAGGCTTCCTCCATCGCCTCGATCATGAAAGCCGTCCGCGCGGCCATTTCTTTCAGATGCCCGAGAAGGTCAAACTCAGCGCTCTCGAACACAAGCTTCCGCATACGGGCCCTGTCAGCCAACATTACCTCCCGGCGAACTTCCGGCACGTTCTTTACAAAGTGCGTGAGGTTATCTACCGTAATAAAGTCGTCGGGCGGCACGTTTCCTATTTCGTTCAGTTCGTCACAAATTTGCTGGTAAGTTAGTTTGGGCTGGACTTTGAGCAAGGTCAGCGCATGTTCCACAAGACCGTACTTCTCCAACTTGCTAGGCGCCCCGCGCTTACGTAGAGCAGGTTTGCTGTCACTCATCGTCCTTACCCTCCATTTCCTTCAACTGAGCGATCATGTCATCGAACACGGCAGACAGTACACCGTCGAAGTGTTTGTCTGCCACTTCCTGTAAGAACCGTTTATCTTCAGGAGTGATGCGAAGATGAATGCGTTCCGTTTTCATATTGACTACTCCTTTAGAATTTCAGCTTCGTACCCGAACAACGGGCACTCGACAGTGATGAAATGCTCTTTCAGGTAAACGTCGCTGGCCTTGTAGAGATAGTAGAGTCCATCCTGTTCAATCAGGAATCGGTCTTCAATCTGCTCCACTTGGCCCGCGAAGGTCAATTGAAGACGGTGGTTCAGCATACGGTCAAGGTGGGCGGCGAGGGGATTGCTTCCCTCAATCTTAACCGCCCCGTTTACCTGACCTTCGTTGTCGATGAAAGCCGTGTTTCCGTTTTGGTCGGTGACCTTGATAATCATTGTCCTCACCCTTCCATGAACATAGGCTCTACGACAGTGACCATGAAGTCGTACTTCTGCGGGTACTTGGCCTCCAAGAATACCGGATTGATGATGTACATCCGGTAAGCTTCCGCGAAGTCCTCTGCCGGGCTAAAGCAACCATAGTCAGATACCGGAGCTTCTTTGTTGTCGTCCGTCAGCGGCATTCCGCCCGTCAGGTTGGCAGGACGGGACTTGGACAGATGCGTATCGTCTTTGGACGCCCACCCGCTGATTGCCAGCCAATCAGGACGTTCGTGCAGAATTTGACCGTAGTAGTCAAGCCCGTAGTACGACACTGCATGTCCGATCTCGTGTATTCCTACTTCTCCGACGACGTAAGGCTTGTAGTTCTGAGCGTTTAGCTCGGCCACGTTGTAGCTTGACCAATCTACGCTTGTTTCTGTTCCCCACGTACTTCCGGGCGGTTTGATGTAGTCTACTGGACGGTGGGCTATGGCCGAGTCAATGGTGAACAGCAAAGCCTGCGGCTCGAAGTTAACGTAGGACTTGAATCCGCCAAGCAGTACGCTCGGAATGTCTGCCGCAAACGCACCGGTGACGCTTCCGCCCGAGTCGGTTATGACATCGTTGAAGTCAATCCAGTCATAGATTCCTTTCGGTAGCAGGGACAGGAGACGGATAAGTACGGTCAGGATGTCTCCTTGAAGGTATCCCTCCGAACCGGAGAAGAAATTTACTGGAACGCCGAGCCAGTACGAGCAGAACAACGAAGCCTTTTGCAGATCGGTCATGCACGTCAGGTCGTTATTGTCGCACCATTCTCTGAACTCCTGCCAGTCATCGTTGTCGATGAATATACTGTTACCCTGCTTGTTGTCTTGCAGAAGTTTCCACAGGTAGTAATGGAACGACGTTGGCGTCAGAAGGCCCTTATACCAAGCCACGGAACTGTCTAGGCTGGTGAACAGGTTGATGATGTCGTTCCGTCCATCCCAAAATCCGCGCCGGATTCCGAATTGGGTAAGGGAAGTGTCCCAATAGGTGGTGTCGATGCTCGATACCGGTACGCTGTTGTCGCAGAAGTATTTGATGTCAGTCTGTCCGGGCAGTTCTTCCTTGCCGCCACCGGTGTCGGGTGGAGTCTCGATAGGTTCCATCCCGGCACACACTTCTGCCGGTTTCAGCGGGTATGGTAGATTGGTGTAGACGTATTCTTTGGTCACAGGACACGTCCCAGCCGTACCCCACAACCACGTAGCCTCAAGGCACTCCAGCGTGTAGATAGGCTCGCCTGACGCATCCGTCTCGAACAGGTAGAAGCGAACCTTAACGTTGCCCGGCACACCGTATCTAAAGTTGATCTGACTTATGCCGCCGCTTCCTTGCATGGCAAGAGTGGGCTGTGTCGTGAGCGTGACGCCTTTGTTGTTCGGATTAAGTGAAGGAGACGTGCCGGTGACGAGATTGTTTGGGTCGGACACGATCTGAAATCCACAGCGGGTGTACCCGTTGTGAAATTCCTCTTTTCTCCAGTTAATGCCGATAGCGTCTAAACGGGACGTACCTTCTCCTGACAGGTTGAAGTACGGAGGAATCGGCGGGGCGACTCTGACGAACGACATGACATTCCGGTTGAACCCCAAGAAAACACCTTCTCCGATCTTCCCGATGGCAGGGAATACGCGAACAGGAAGCTCTTGGCCCATCAGCCAAAGTGTACGTTCCGGCTCGGGGTTACCAAGCATCAGCCCGCCGCGAACGGCCCTCGGAGAATATTCTGGAGGTACGTCGCTGTTAGGCCAATACTCGGGAACAGGGTAGGTGTTTCCTGTTACATCCTTTTCGTTCCTCGAATAGCCAAGATGTCTATTGGCCCAAATGACACCACTCTGTGAGCCGTCGCAGGCAATCCACTCAAGCCCCACGCCGTACACGTTACCCCAATTCGGCTCGTACCAAGACGTGCCGCTGGCGGACTTGTTATGGAGAATCAGTCCCGATCTCGTATAGTCACTTTCATTGTGGTGCCATTTGATTGTGATGACTTCGCCTTGGCTGGTATGGAGATCGTATCCGTATTTCAACTTCTCTGTGGTAACAGGATTACCAACAATGTCAGAGAACTTGATGCGGTAGACCCTTTTGTTCGGTTTGCCTTCGTAGGTAATGTGCATCTCGTAGATAATGACATGGGTTATGTTGCACCTTTGCCCTACAGGCTCAGTTGGAAGCTCGGGCTGTAGCTCCCGGATTGGGGGCGGTAATTGAAAGTCGTTCTGAGGAACGATAAGCCTATCAAATACCGCCCGTTTCTTGTTGCCCTTGAGAGTACGCCTAGCGCGTGGCAATTGCCTCACCGCCTTAGTTGAAAGTTCCAACGGACGTAATATCCCTCATCTTGTCGGTAATCGACAGGTCAGAGAGGTTCACGTCGCAGACATAGAAGCTCTTTCGTTCTCCGCTCAGGTGATAGAACGGTATTGAGTATCTCCGCAACAGGTTTTGTTCCCTGTCGAAAATCTCGACAGTGACTTCCTCACTGAGAGCCCCGCCGTTGTAGTTGTTGATCTGAATGGATACGACGGAAGTCTTAAACCCAAGTACCGTGATGATTTCAGGCTCGTCCTCACGACCGTTAGGGCCGTGTCTAACGTAATCGTAGTCCAGCCACATCTTGTTGTCCCCCGACCCGTACTCCTTAGACCCATAGAACACCCGTTTGCTTGCTGACTTATCCAAGAAAGCATAGAAGTCCAAGTCTGTAGACACATTGTTTTCCCAGCGAAGAACGAACTTGACATCGTAATCGTGTCCGATGTCCGGGTCTGTAGGTGGTGGGGACGGTTCGGGTTGCGGCGGGAAGTAGATACCGTTCGGCGGAACCTCCGGTCTACCCCAATCTGCTCCTTTGAAGTTTCCGCAGTTGTTCTTCCACCCGACCAGCATGTACTTGATCGTGTTCTGATCGTCGAAGTTAAGCTCAGACTCTACAGTAATCGGGTACAAGACGTTACAGATGAGGTCAATATCTCCCCATGCCGCGATGATGGCCTTCTGCGCTTCGTAGCTCAGGTTGTCCCAAATTAAATCATCATCGGACGGCGGGAGCGGATTAGGGTTGACGACGTTTATCTCAATATAAGTAAGCGGAGGTATTCCAATAACGGTAACCTCATTTGTCGTCGGGTTCACGGTGTACTGGTAAATCTTCTTTCCCGGAAACTCGATGAACACCGATTTCCCGACAACGCTTTCAGGAACGACAAAAACAAAGTTCCCCTCGCTATTGACGGAGGGAACGATGATTCCATATGACTTTCGGTTTCTATAGGGGTTTTTGACTCTCCTTACACCGTTCGCGTCGATGTAGGTGATCTTCTCCAAGAAGATGGGGTCAACGTACTCGTAGCTGGTGAAGCTCATCGGAACATCCTCCTTCGTTGAAGGCATGGGCGGCAATTGCTAACGGGTCTATCAATCGTCTGCCTTCGGTAAGGGTCGATCTTGACAGGAGAAGAAGGAGTTCCCGAGTCTTCTAACATTCCAGTGGAGCCTATTTTCTTGCCTGTCATTTCAGCCAAACAGTACAAGCAGACAGGCTCCCCGGTGAACCCCTCTTTCTTGTAGAAGTAGCGTGACTTGGAGGTTACGTACCTCTCTTTACAGCGGGGACACTTTGGCACGTTAATCATAAAGTCTTCCCTCCCACTTCCTGTAGGTACTTATTTATCTTTTCGATATTCTGTTCCAAATAGAAGTCTTTCGTCTTGTACCACGTCAGGAAGTCTCTGTTTTCTTTGCTTCGGTTACAGTCGAAACAATAGGGAAGAATANGAGGCTTCAGTAAATCCAATCCACTTCGATGTTCTTCTTTTCCCCGCTGAGTTTAAGTACCGCTTGAGATGGGAAGCCTTCCTCNAATCCNCCACGGGCGGCATAATCTGCCGTGTGAAGTATGGTGTTTCCGCAAACCATCCATCTTTTTACTTCTTCTACTTTTCCTTTTTTGTGGTCAATAGAAAACCTCTTGATAGGTTTGGCGAATTGTTTGTGCCAATGGCCACAATAGATTACATCGGAGTCAGACTTCCACAGCTTCTTCATGTTGTTCTCGACGGCGGCCAG